TGCGCCGGCTACAACCACCACCGTGCCAAAAGGCTGTGCAGAGTACGTGGCAGATGCAATTACGGCAGGCTGGCCAGCAGATCAAGCACCAGTGTTGGCGCGTGTGATGTTTCGCGAGTCGCGCTGCAACCCATTGGCATGGAACGGTAAAGACTCAAACGGTGGCAGTCGAGGTTTGCTGCAAATAAACGGCGTACACGAAACGTGGCTAATTGAGGCTGGCATTATTACAAAACTCGACAATCTGTTTTACCCAGATGTGAACATTAAAGCCGCGCTACACCTTTACCGTATGGTCGGCTGGTCAGCATGGTCAAGCACATATGGCTGATATTCCATATCCCGAAACAGGCATAACAGAGGAGACCCGACAAATGTACCCAGAAACTTATTCAGACAAATACAACAAAGTGTTTAAAGAATTTATAGATGACATTGTTAGACCGAACTACATGCCGAAACCTGAACAGTCAGACCACAGCATTTTGCTGGATGAATTAGTAATTATGTATGACGCGTTTATGACTATTGGCGGTGAGCAAAACAGGTTTAATGCAGCAGTACTAAAGGCGGCCATAAATGTTATACGCGCCTTGTAAAGCTTGCGGTCTAACAATGCACGGCACACGACACCGGCACAACCCAACAAAGATCATGTGGTTACACCCTGACCTTAAAGCGTGTACTAAGGTAAAACCAATAAACCCGACAAACAGAAAGAACCCGACATGAACAACCAACTAGAAATGTTTACAACCACACTAGGACTGGCTGGAGAACGCACACAAGTTGCGCTCGATCATCCATCTGTAGCAATCGCACACAACGCGCCAGACACGTCACGCGAAGCAGGCGAAGCAGCCAAACCACACGCAGGCAAACAACGCGAGCTAGTCCATTTTTGGATTAAGTGGGCTGGACGCACAGAAGCCAAAGGCATGACAGCAGACGAAATAAGTGTGCTGTTAGACCTACCTGCACAATCTGTGTCAGCGCGCATAAACGGCTTGCATCGAGACGCGTACATTGTTGACAGCGGCACACGCCGTAAAACACGGTACGGACGTAACGCCATTGTCTGGGTGGCTTGCTGATGGCATTTGACTTATCAAATTATGTAGATGTACCAGCGCGCTTACGCATGGCGTTAGATCGTTACCCAAACATGAGCGTGCTTGAGCATCCAGTGCAGGTACGCGAGGTTGACGGCAAAACATACATTGAGGTAACAGTTGAGGTCATTTGCAACGATGACGCAGACCGCCGCGCAACAGCATCAGCATGGGAAATACATCCGGGACATACGCCTTACACCAAAGAATCTGAAATGATGAATTCCAGCACATCGGCGCTTGGAAGGGCGCTCGGTTTCTTAGGCTTTGGGATTGCTAAGTCAATTGCATCACAAGACGAGGTGCGCGCACGTCAGGATTACACCGAAAAGGTGAAAGCCGCCAATAGTCCAGACTCACACGCCAACCCAACCCCTAAACAACTGGCGTTTCTTAAGAGCCTTGCACGTGGCAAGGGCTGGGATGATCTGCAGCTGCTCGACTACATCCACAAACTATTGCAGGTAGATGATGTCGTTGTAGAAACACTTACTGCTGGGCAATGTTCAGCCGTCATAGATGGGCTAAAAAAATGAGTCGCACAGTGTGGGGCTTGTTGGCCGTAATAACAATATGGGCAATCTTGATGGTTAGGTCAGATAAGAAACGTCACTAAACGCAAAACAATCGGCTAGTAACCGGATACCTAAGCCTGTCGCAGGGCGGTTGGATGATCTGCGGTAACGCAGTTAGACCAGCGCGCACAAAACCTGCAACACAAAAGGCAATGTGCTAAGCGTTGGGGCGAGTCGTAAACATAATCGACTAGATGTGCAAGGTAATCGGATTGAGGCAGCCCGATGGGTAGAGCATCATCACTTTGTCTGTAATCACACATACAGATGACATACACTTAACAAACCGACACAAAGGCAAACCCGATATGCAACAACAACAACAGCAAACGAGAGCAAGCCGCTTGCGGCGCGGTAGCAATGGGTAAAGAACACAGCAACCCAGAATACAAACGCAACCGCACAATCATCTTGCAAGGCAACCCCACGTGCAATTACTGCGGCAACCCAGCCGACACCGTAGATCACATAGTCGCAGTAATGAACGGCGGCGGACACGACCTAGACAACTTGCAACCATGCTGTGCAAAATGCAACAACCGCAAAGGACACAAAGAAGTAGCACAACGCAACCGCACAATTAGCCACGCAAGAGCCGAAGCAATGCAAAATCATGCAATTCCAATTGCAAAATCAAAAGAGTTTTTTTATGCAAAAGAAAACATCACCCCGACCCAAGTCTTGTCTATCCCAACTGGCCCTAACCAGCCAGTACCGGCAGGGATTGGTCATGCGCAGCCAAGATTGCAAACATCGAGGCCCGATCACGTGGGTTCATTTGCGCCGCAAGTTAGGGAATTTGCCAGTGAGCATCTGGGCGTGGAACTTATGGATTGGCAGTACACCGCGCTTGACGGTCAGCTGCTTTACGATGAGAATTTTGAGTTAGTTAACCGTGTAAGCCTTGTTTCTACGGCGCGCCAGTGCGGTAAGACCACTGCGCTAATGGCGCTCGTTGGCTGGTGGCTCACAGAGATGCCAAAGATACGTGGCAAGAAACAAACAGTGCTATCTACAGCGCACAGGCTCGATCTAGCCGTCATGTTGTTTGACGAACTATCGCCTATTTTAGAACAGCGTTTTAATGCAACCCTAATGAAATCATATGGGCGTAACAGAGTAACAATGCCTGACGGCTCAACGTGGTTGGTGCGCGCCGCCAATAATTCTGTAGGTCACGGCACAAGCCCATCGTTGGTGGTTGCTGATGAGATGTGGGATATTTCGCGTGAGGTCATTGACGGCGGTCTGTTGCCGGCTCAACGCGCACAAGTTTCACCGCTTTTGTCTATGTGGTCAACTGCTGGCACAGAGGCAAGCACGGCCATGTTGCGTTGGCGTGAGCAGGGTTTGCGCGCTATTGACACAGGCAAAAACGCATCGTTTTATTTTGCAGAGTGGTCACCGCCGCCAGACATAAACCCGATGACCCCAGAGGCATGGGTCTATGGCAACCCAGCGTTAGGCATAACTTTGACCGAAGCCACGTTGCTGGCAGAGTCGGAGAACCCTGATCGAGCCGCGTTTTTGCGCGCATCTTGCAACCTTTGGGTGGCTAGTGATAAGTCATGGATACAGCCGGGCCAATGGCCTGCCCTGCAGTACGAGGGCGAAATACCTGACGGCGGCACGGTAGCCATTGAGACAAGCCTTGATGACACACGGTATTTTGCGGTGCGGTGCGTTGCTTTACCTGATCGCCGTACGGTGGCAACAGTCGAATTTGTGGCAGACACATTTAGCGAAATGTTAAGCCACGTAGAGCGCCTGTGCGCTAACCCACAGATCAAGTTTGCAATCACACCAACCGTTGACAACCATTGGCCGCTATCCCTAGAGCGCCGCAGGGTAGTCGTAGGGTATGGCGAAATACTTAAATTTACGCCGTCAGTAAAAAACATGATTAACGAAAAACTGTTATGGCATGACGGCAGCAACCAACTTGCCGAACATTGCCTGCGAGCGGTTGCCGTCAGATCGCAAAATTCCATAGCACTTAGCAGTCAACGCAGTCCTGGCCCAATAGAACTAGCGCGCTGCATGGTTTGGGCAGCAGCTCTAACCAGCCGACCCACGTCATCTGGCAAACCAATGTTGGTTGTGTCTAACCAGTAGGCTCGTCTTGGCATCGGCTCGATGGCTTGCTTATCGTCGGGATACCGCATCGCATACCGGGCCGATGCCACCACAAATCGTGCGCGATGTGTAATGTTGTGCTATGGGACTATTTGACCGCAAAGTAAGCAAAGCCGCCATTAGTCCTGCGCCTGCTAAAGCGGCAGCTGCTGGTGCTAACAGTTTTGCTAATCCAAACAACGCGGTAAATGTGTTTAATCAGTATTATTCGTGGCGCGAAGGTGAAGCAAGAAATCAACTGATGACTATTCCAGCGGTTAGCCGCTGTCGAGATTTGCTTGCGTCAGTTATTGGATGTATGCCATTGCGCGCATACAACATGAGTTGGGACGGCGAGCGCATGGTCAAAAATTACATTGCGCCTAGAACATGGATGCGTCAACCAGACCCACAAAACACTTACGCCCATTTTATGTCATGGGTTTTTGATGATCTTTACATGTTCGGTAGAAGCATAATTCACATCACATCAAGGACGGCTGACGGCTTTCCTGCGTCCTATCAAAGGCTCCCAGTCGGGTCAATTACCACCACCGATCAAACAGGCCCAGTCTGGTTTGCTCCAAGCAATCAGGTTTACTTCAACGGCGTAGAACTAGACACGCGCGATCTATTGCAAATTTTGTCACCAACAACCGGGCTTGTTTACACAAGTGTGTCAGCAGTAGAAACCGCGCTAAAAATTGAGGCTGCACGAAATCGCAATGCGTCTAGTTCAATCCCTGCCGGCATCCTTAAACAAACTGGTGGAGAGCCGTTAAGCGGACAAGAACTTGCAGACCTTGCATCAGCATTTAACGCGGCTAGAGCGACTAATCAGACTGCGGCACTTAACGAGTTTCTAACTTACGAACCCACAACAATGAGTCCAGACAAGATGCTTCTAATTGAGTCCGCTAATTATTCTGCATTAGAAATGGCTCGACTAGGCAACGTGCCACCTTATTTAGTTGGAGTAAGCACTGGCTCATATTCTTATCAATCATCGCAACAAGCGCGCGCAGACCTTTATATTTTTGGTGTAAAACTTTATGCAGAAGCAATTGCAGAAGCATTTAGCATGAACAGCATTTTACCGAACGGCACATACGTTGAATACGACGCTGAAAATTATCTTGCCGAAAATTATTTAGCAGATCAAGCAGAAGAACCACAAGAAAACACCCAAGAGGAGTTAGCAAACCAATGATGAGATTTACCGCTACTAGTGTCAGCATTGACGCAGCCGCCAGCGATGGCACACCAAGTAGAACAATTACAGGCATTGCCGTACCGTACGGCGTAGCAGCCACAGTTTCTGATGGCACAGAGGTCATTTTTGAGCGAGGCAGCTTGCCAGTTGATGGCAAAGCACCACGTCTTTATCTAAACCATTCGGCTGAGAGCGCCATTGGCATCGTTACGGCCCGGTATGACGATGAAGAGGGCATGATGTTTACTGCCAAAATCAGCAAAACTGCACAGGGCGATGATGCTTTGCAATTAGCCCTTGATGGGGTTTTGGACTCTGTATCGGTAGGCGTAAATCCAACTAAGACTCGAGCAAACAAAGACGGGTCAATAACCGTTTTGGCTGCCGATTGGATTGAGTTGTCTATGGTTCCAGTTCCTGCGTTTGCTGGGGCGATCATTACAGACATCGCGGCGAGTATCCACCACGAAGACGAAGAAATAAGTAACATAGAAACAGAACCTACACAGGAGAACGAAAACATGAGCGAAGCAACAGTCCCAGCAGTCGAGGCAACCATTCCTACCGCTGCAATTCCAGCACAACCAAAACGCAAGTTTGCTTTGCCAACACCAGGTGAATACTTGGCAGCAATGCACATCGGTGGAACAACTTTTGAGAACGTTGCAGCCGCAGCGCGCGACTTTATGCTTTCTAAGCAGACCGCATTTGAAGCAGCAGCTGGTGATGTGCTTACCACCGACACCGCCGGTCTGTTACCTGTTCCAGTGCTCGGGCCTGTTTTTGCAAACCTAAACCAAGCCATAAGGCCTGTGGTTGCAGCCGTTGGCGCTCGCGCTTATCCAGATGGCGGAAACCAAAAAACATTTATCCGTCCAACATGGACAACTCACACCAGCGTTGCAACGCAATCAACTGAACTTACAGCAGTATCGGCAACAACGCCTGTAATTGCGTCAAACGTAATTTCTAAGACAACTTTGGCAGGGCAAGTCACGTTGTCCCTACAGGATGTTGACTTTACATCGCCCGGCTCGATGGAAATTATTATCCAAGACTTGATGGGCCAGTACATGCAAGCAAGCGACAACCTTGCCGCCGATGGTCTTGTTGCTGGTGGAACTGCATCAGGCGCTACATGGTCAGTAACAGCAAACGACCCAAGCACTTTAATTTCAGCAATTTACACTGCGGCCTACAACATTTTGTTGGACACAAACTTCCTGCCAGATCACATCTTTGTGGCTCCAGGAGTATGGCAAGCATTGGGCGCACAATTGGACGGAGACAAGCGACCAGTGTTTCCATACGTTGGTGCAGCTGGCCTCATGGGTGTTAACGGCATGGGCGCCGCAAACGTCACTGTTGCAAACACATTCAATCCATTTGGCTTAAACCTTGTAGCAGATCGCAACTTTGCTGCTGGCACGATGGTTGTCGCACGCGGCGCAGCGATTGAGTTTTATGAGAGCATCAGGGGCCTTCTTTCACGAGACGAACCAGCTACGCTCGGCAAAGTGCTCAGCTACCACGGCTATGCAAGTCTTTTTGTCGCTGACGCCAAGCAAGTACAAAAAATCACTGTTTCCTAGTCGATAGCGGACTTTACCGCTATGGCTACATACAACACCGCTACAAAACAGTTACTTGATAACTACGCGTGCATAAGCACGTTGGAACAATCAGAAATTGTTGTTGGCGAAAACATAACTGTTAGCGGATTGTCCGCACCGTTTGCAGGCACATTTAAAGTGCTTGACTTACCGCAGTACGAGTACATAGGTGTTGATGGCAACACTGGCGAGTTTTTGTTTAACCCAAACGTGGCTAGACCTAACCAGATTATTTACGCCTGCACTGGCACAGACGTAAATTATGTGGTTGATTACACAGGCAGTGTTGTTTATACGCAAACCTGCACGTGGATTAGTGTCAGCGATTTGATCACATACTTGGGCGTAACCATCAGCAATCCATCGGATGACTATACGCTTGCAACACAAGCGACTAACGCATCGAATATGTTCTGTTATCGCCGCAGACAGGAGTCCTCGTACAAAGACTCATTGTCGGTGTCACCGGGTACTGACGCAACGCTCGGCACGCTTATGTACGCAGCAGCTCTGTGGCGTTCACGTGGCAGCATCGAGACTGCGTTTGCAGCGTTTGACACTATGGGCACACCAACCCAGCAGTCGTTAACGCCGATAGTTAAGCAATTGTTGGGCATCCCCCGACCAGCGGTTGCCTAATGCCTGCACCGTACACAGACCTGTTAAACGAGGCCATAGACGATGTAGCAGCCACGCTAACGGCCGTAAGTGGGCTAAGGGTAGTAACAGACCCAACCAAACTTGTGCCCAACTGCGTGTTCCTATTAGCGCCAAGTTTTACAACATTTGCAGGTAACGGCAATGTTGTGGCAATGGATTTGCCGCTTAAAGTTGTTGGCTCTGGGCCTGCAGGTCTGCCAGTGTTGCGCGAAATTTTAAGCATCGTTGCGCTAGTGCTGGCATCCAAAGTGATCGTGCTATCAGGTCAACCCGGCACAATTGACATTGGCGGCGCATCGTACCCTTGCTATGACTTGACACTTAGAGTGCAGGCGCAAACAGCATGATCTATACAATCGCATCGAGCAAACTTGGCATTATTGGTGACCCATACTTACCAGCTGCTGGCATCAACGTTGCAGCGCTTATCTCTGGCGGTTTTATCGTTAAGCAATCCACACCTAAACCTAAAAAACCTGCTAAAACTAGTACAGACACCAACGAGGAGAATTAACCCACATGGCTAGCAGCACTTATCTCTCAAACCCAGTATTGGAAATCAACGGCGTAAACCTTACCGATATGTGTTCATCCGCCACATTGACCTATTTGGTTGAGGCTTTAGAGGACACCGCGTTTGGCACAAATGCTCGAACCTACACAGCAGGACTTGTCAACAACGAAATCACATTGACGATGTATGCCAGTTTTGCTGCAACAGAAACTTACGCCACATTGTCACCACTAGTTGGCGGTAAAACTGTTGTTTCGCTAAAGCCAACATCTGCGGCGGACTCGGCAACAAATCCAAAATTCGTTTTGACCGACTGCTACCTAGAGTCTTTGCCAATCATTAACGCATCGCTTGGAGAACTATCAACTTACGATGTTGTGTTTCAAGGCGGCTCGCTAACAATTGACGTAACCGCACCATAATCACAGCCGGCAACGGCCCGACACAAGGCAGGCAATATGCGTATCAAACTTAAGTTAACTCGTACCGTCAATGCAGAGCCAGAGTATCTGTACACCACGTTGTTTAGCATTGCGTTATGGGAAGAAAAATTTAACAAGAAACCATTGGACGCACAAAACTCTGGGTTTCGTGATTGGTCATTTTGGGTTTATACATTGCTAAAAGTGCAAGGCGAAAAACTGCCAGATGACTTTATGAAATGGTTAGAACAAAACCCAGAAATGACTGTTTTACCAGAGGCAGATGTGACTAACCCAAACCCTACGGACGCGGCACTTATCGACGGCAACTAGCCGAAGTTTGTGCCGCAACAGGTTTTTGGCCTGAACAACAAATACCGTTTGGCACGCGCGACTTGCTCACAGTGATTACAGTTATTAACGAGCAGGGAAAGCGGTAACAATGTCGGCAACTACAACAATCCAAGTGGTAGGCGTAAAAGAAACTATTAACGCGCTTAAAAGCATTGACCCACAACTGCAAAAAAACTTTAGATCGCAAGCCAACGAGATTGCTAAACCAGCAATTAACGCTGCAAAAGATGTGTACAACCAAGTGCCGTTGTCTGGTATGCAATACAAGTGGTCTAGCAAAGGCCGTCAATTATTCCCATTTACCGTTGCTAAAGCCAAAAGCGGTGTGCGCCTACGCATTGACACCCGGCGCAACGCTGTAGGAGTAATCCTGATTGAGCAAAAAGACCCAGCAACAGCAATCTTTGAGACCGCTGGCCGTGCTAACGCAAACAAACTTGGCGATCAGTTAGGTTTTGTTGGTGCTGGTCGCACACGACTTATTGGGCCTGCCGTTTACAAAGCACGTAAAGGCATTGAAAAGGAAATGGAAAAGATGATTTTGGATACGGCGCGCACAGTTAGCAAGGCAATCTGATGCTGTCTATTCCAATCATTTCAGAGTTTGACGGCAAAGGCGTTTCTAAAGCAATTAAGCAATTTAAGCAACTAGAAACAACAGGCGAAAAAGCACAGTTTGCAATTAAAAAGGCGGCAGTGCCGGCAGCAGCTGCGCTTGCTGCAATTGGCGTTGCTTTGGTAGGCGCTACTAAAGCCGCAATAGATGACGAAGCAGAACAAGCACAACTTGCACTAGCACTAGAAAACGTCACTGGCGCAACTGACGCACAAATTAAAGCCACAGAGGACATGATCGCGCAAATGAGTCGAGCGTCAGGTGTCGCAGACTCTGAACTACGCCCAGCGTTTGCAAGCCTTGTACGTGGCACAAAGGACATTGCTACAGCCACAGACGCGCTAGCACTGGCACAAGACATCTCTGCAGGGTCAGGCAAAGACCTAGCAACCGTTTCTGATGCTCTTGCTAAGGCTTACGGCGGCAACATGAAAGGCTTGCAAGCACTCTCTCCAGAGATTAAAGCCATGATTAAAGATGGAGCGTCACTAGATGATGTAATAAACGTGCTAGGTGGCACATTTGGTGGTGCAGCAACAGTTGCAGCAGAGACCGCAGCAGGCAGATTTAAGATTTTGCAAAACTCGTTAGACGAGACCAAAGAGTCAATCGGCGCAGCGTTGTTGCCAGTTGTTGAGGCTGTGTTGCCAATCTTGCAAAAATTTGCTGATTGGGCACAAGACAACCCAGAAGCGTTTTTAGTTATTGCTGGCGCTATTGGCGCAGTTGCCGCCGCAATCGTGGCAACCAACATTGCTATGGCACTCAACCCATTTAGCCTGATCGCAGCCGGCATTGCTCTGCTAGTAGTTGGTTTAGTTGTTGCCTACAAAAAGTTTGAGTGGTTTAGCACAGGCGTAAAGGCTGTAGTAAACGGCATCATTGGCGTGTTTGAGATTTGGGCTAACAGTTGGATTAAAGTCATCAACGCAATTATTAAGGGCTACAACGCTTTACCGCTGTTGCCTGATATTGGCTTTATTGGTGAAATTAAAATTGGCAGGGTTGGTGGCGATGAAGGCACAACTAGCGGCGGCGGAATAAACATCCCCAAGATGGCTAGCGGTGGCATTGTGAACAGTCCAACATTGGCAATGATTGGTGAGGCAGGCCCAGAGGCCGTAATTCCATTGTCGAGGATGGGTCAAATGGGCGGCAATTACACAATCAACGTGCAAGGCGGTATCAGTTCCAGTGCTGACATTGGCGAAGCCGTAGTTAACGCCATACGCGCATACAACAGGGCGGCAGGCCCAGCCAACATTGCGGTTGCCTAATGGCCACATCAGTAGTTGCCAGCGGTGATTATGAACTATTTATAGACACAGGCTTTGTACTTAACGCGTTTACGCTTGACAACACAACTAGAGGCGTTCTAGATAACACAGAATATGTGCTTAATGGCCTTACAGAGTTTGCGCCAATGTTGGAATACTCGACAAATGTCAATATCAAGCGCGGCCGCCGTGACGTAGGCGATCAATTTAGTGCCGGCACAATGTCATTTAACTTAAACGACAGCCTTGCTGGTGGCACATTAAACCCGTTGTATTCATCTAGCCCATATGTTGACCCAAACAACCAATTTACGCTTGCACCATTACGCAAAGTTTCCTTTGGTAGATATAACAGCGTTGGCACATTTATAGAATTGTTTAAAGGTCAAATAATCAATTACGACTACAACTATCAGTTGGGCGCGCAAAACATTATTAGCGTTTATTGTGCTGACGATTTTTACCTATTAGCGCAAACCGCGTTAGCCGAATTTAACGTAAGCGAGCAACTATCAAGCGCGCGCATATCTGCCGTACTTGATTTACCAGAGGTTGCTTATCCGGCTTTGACCCGTGACATAGAAACAGGTACACAAACACTTGGTGGTGCAGCTGCTTACACCGTGCCAGAGGGTACAAACGTAAAGGCTTATTTTGACCAAATACAGGCTGCCGAACAGGGTCGCATTTTTATGTCGCGCACAGGCGATTTAACTAGCCAGCCGCGCGTAGGTCAAACCTTGTCTGGCAGTGTTGCAGATTTCCACGATGACGGCACAAACATACCTTACAACTCGTTAGCAATTAGTTACAACGCAGACCTGATCGTAAACAGAGCCAGCATCCAGCATTTGGGTGCGACTAGCCCAGAGGTTGCTGATGATGCGGCAAGCCAAACTAAGTACCTAATCCAAAATGTGAGCATTACAAACAGCCTTTTACACAACGATGCAGCCGCTTTAGACCTAGCCAACTACCTGCTAGTGGGCGAACCTGAACCAACTTTTAACGCCGTGCAAACCGAATACCTAATGCTCACAACAGCCCAGCGTGAGGCGTTAGCGCTGGTTGATATTGGTGACACCATCACCATTACCAACACAATTACAGGCGGTCAAGTAGCACAAGAATTATCAGTTGAGGGCATCGAGATTGCGGTCAATGTCAACAGCGGTCATCGGGTCACGTTCTATACGGCAAATACAGTAATTGTTTACGAGTTCATTTTAGACGACCCAATTTACGGTAAGTTAGACATCCAAGACCCACAACCAGTTTTAGCGTAAAGTAGGCATCATGGCAATAGCACCAAACGACACGTTTACTAGCGGACAAGTATTGACGGCGGCAGAGTGCAATGCGTTTCCGTTTGGCATTGTCGGCTATAACCAACGATCAAGCGGCAACATTACATTAGGCACAACAATCGCAGATTTAACAGGTTTAACAACCACATTTACGGCTATTGCTAATCGTGGTTACAAAGTAACTTTTACGGCATTAGTAGGAAAATCAACTGCTGCAGGACTAATTGACTTATATATAACTAAGGGTGATAACACACAACTAGCAGAATATTTTACATCGCTTGAAATTGGTAAGTTTCAGACTATGAGTTTTAGTTTTATAGTAACTGGTTTAACTGCTGGTACTCAAACATTAAAAATGAGGGGTCTCGTCGATGTGGCTGGCGGCACTGTGTACGCTACGGGGTTAAATGTTGCAGTTTTTATTGTTGAGGATATTGGCGGGGTTTAATAATGGAAGTTTTGGCAACCAGTGAAACCACGCTTACTACTCACTAGCCTTATGCTCGCACTTGTCTTAACCGCTTGCGAAACCACACGCCAAAACGCACCTAAAACAGGCCCAATGACACGCTGTAATACAATGGTTCAATGCGAAAGGGTTGCTAATGACTAAGGAAAAATCAGAAATAGAACACCTACACGCGCGCATGATTGTGTTTGTTGGTTGCACAATTGCTGTGACGTTTGCAATCACCGTTATTGGTTTTGTGTACGGCTTGTTGTTTGTGACCCAGCCTTTAGAGCAATCGCCAAACGATGCACAATTTATTGACTTGCTCTCAACACTTACAGTGTTTATGACTGGCACGTTGTCTGGCCTTGTTGCCGCAAATGGACTGAAAAGGAAACCAGCAGATGCCAATACTGCCAGCCAACCCTAAAGTAATTAACTCACGGCCATACACAGGCAACAGTGACGGCGCAGCTGCAGGCCCGATACCTGGCATGGATGAGTGGATACGTCAAGCGATCAAGTACAGCAACGGCGCGTTGTGGAATAACGGCTCGTGGGGTGTACGCGACATGAAGGGCAACGCTGGCTCACTTAGCGTTCATGCCACTGGTCGAGCCGTTGACTTGTCGTATCGCAAATCAGACAAGTACCCATTGGCAAACCGTAAAGGCGCTGTTGCGTTTCTTGACATTGTGCTTGCCAACGCAAACGAATTAGGCATAGAACAAGTGCTTGACTATTTTCCGCAAAAGTTTGGGCGCGGCTGGCGTTGTGATCGACAGCGCTGGTCGGCCTATTCCAAGCCAACTATCGGTGGCGCACCGGGTGGCGATTGGCTGCACTTTGAGGTCTCGCCAATGTTTGTCAAGCAACCTGCAAACCTTATACAGCAAGCGTTTAAGAGGGTATTCACCGAACTGCCACAGTAATGCCCTATGGTGGAAACACCGACGATAGGAGATGCAATGGCAGACGCAAAAACATACGTTTACGAGGTTTACACCACGCACCTAGACAACAGTCAAATGGTTTTGGTGCAAATATTTCGTGACCCAAAGACTGACAAAGTGCTACACGCACAAATTGCGTTTAAAGACGCAATCGGTGACTCATGGCAAACCCCCTACCAATTGGAGAAAAAATGACCTATTTAGCGATCAAATTAGGCGCATGGGCACTTAGCGGCTTAGCGTGTTTAACCCTGCTCTGGGACGCTCACAAAGCGCCTGACAGCCTGCCAAAAACCACAGGGCAACAGACAATAACCCTGACGAGCATTGTGCCCACCACAACAGTTGCGCCGGCTACAACCACCACCGTGCCAAAAGGCTGTGCAGAGTACGTGGCAGATGCAATTACGGCAGGCTGGCCAGCAGATCAAGCACCAGTGTTGGCGCGTGTGATGTTTCGCGAGTCGCGCTGC